AGCCTTTACAATCTTGGGAGCCGTTTATTGTTTGGCCTACTCCTATGGGAATACATAACTACGGAAGCTCAAGCCAAAGAGATGAGTATGCTAAGACTTACTGCGTATTGCATCCAGATAGCGTTTATTGCAATCCACCTGATCCCGAAGAAAATGAACTATAACGATAAGAATTACATACCCTCACGCACTTCTCCGAAAGGAGGTAGAAGAGGTTGTCTATGTTGGGAAACCTCAACCTACTCTATAGAGTGTTGTGATGGCTCAGTAAGAGCGCAAGGTGTTGGTAGTGTTTACTTTACCGATGAAGACTAATGAGACACATCAACAAGGTTATAATTCATTGCTCTGCAACTCCAGAAGGTAGAGACATATCCTTAGATACTATCCGCCAATGGCATATCAAACGAGGGTGGAGTGATATCGGTTATCATTATGTGATTTTGATTAACGGTACTATCCAAGAGGGTAGACCTGTAGAGAGAGCAGGAGCGCATTGCAAGGGGCATAACGCTAATAGTATTGGTGTTTGTTATGTAGGAGGTGTTGATGAGGATATGAAGCCTAAAGACACCCGAACTGCTGCACAAAAGATAGCTATGCAAAAGCTCTTACTATCTCTTACGGATACTTACGAGGGTATCACTATTCACGGTCATAATGAATTTAGCAGTAAGGCTTGTCCATCATTTGATGTTCAAACGGAATTATAATTGTAAGTAAGATGAATAGTACAGATTTAAAAGTATATTTGATGAATGTCTCTACGATGGCAATATCATTCAGCAATTTAGAAGCGACCTTAAAGATTGTTTTGTTAATTGCCTCAATCGGATATACTGCCCAGAGATGGTATCTAATGAATAAAGAAAACTAAATGAACATCACCCACGACAACGATAGCTTAGATAGCTTTATCCAAGACCTTACAGACACCCAACAACCTACTTGCAACATTGACAATCCTGAAGACTGCGAAGCCTGTGGTAGTTAAGTGGTGCAGTATTGAACCAAAGGAATGTACTTGTAAAAAAGATTGTAATGAACCCACTAATAACAAAACTGCTCGGAAAAGGCGCACAGGACACGATAGAAGCCGTTTCTAATGTTGTGGATAGGTATGTATCCACTCCTGAAGAGAAAGAGCGTGTAAGAGCCTCTATTGAAGCCGAGATAAGTTCAAGGTGGAAAGCTGATATGGGGAGTGATAGTTGGCTCTCTAAAAATGTACGACCATTAACCCTAATTGTAGTGGTAGCCTTTCTGGTTATTATGACCTTCTTTGATGGTCTTGGTTGGGTAGAAGTTGATTCTGCTTGGATACAACTATGGAATATGTTAAGTGTAACGGTTGTAGGAGGTTACTTTGCAGTACGCTCTTTAGATAAGAGAGGTAAGGTTAAGTAATTTAGAATCATTCTAAATAGCCTATGCTCTTAAGACTGCTTGTGTTCACAAGTGGTTGATAAAAGAAAGTGTTTTAAGTTGGTGGGATAACCCACCTTTCTTTTTTTATATATATATATTATATATAGAGATATATTATATATAGTAGTTATTTAATATATAGATATAGACCTATAGGTCTATTATAATATATAGATATATAAAGAGATATAGATATATTATATATAGAGGCACTCGCCTCTTTTTTTTTTTATCTCTTTGTTGTATGTAAATAATTTTGTGTACATTCGTAACAAATCAAAACATTTATAAAGTGGAAACATCATCTACCATTAACACAACTAACCTAAGAAGTATTACACATTTTAGGGTTTTAGTTAAACTTCTTGAGAAAGCAGAAGAGTTTGGATACTCAAGCGAAGAACTACAAGCAGGATACAATCCTACAAGTGATTACATATGGCTATGGAGCGAATGGGAATCTTACACAATTGGTATAGCGTATTATGCTTATCATAGAGGAGAAGAGGTGCAATGCATATATTCTTGTCCAGAGACAGGTGAAGAGTTTTTTGGTGATACACCTAAAGATGTAATGTCACAATATGAAGAATATATTAATGAATCCAATAACAATTAATCCTATGTCATCATTTAAAGACCAATACTTAGACCTGTGTGAAGCAAGAGTTGAAGCTCTTGAGACAGAACTCAATCATTTAAAGAACTTCATCATAAGAGACTTCTCTCGTAGGGAGATAGATGCTGATAGTGTCTTAGCAATGTTTAACGCTTACAAGAAAAACCTTTAACACCAAAGAGAGATGAATCAGCCTAAAACTAAAAGATATGAAAAACGATAATTTGAAACACGAAAAGCAATGTGTTATACACGATGTTATAGCGAGTTTTTTGTGTGGTGTTGGGATAGAAAATGTTGATGTTGTTGATTTAGAAACTGCAAAGTATATAAAGAAACTTGGATTTAATAAACCAACACATTGGTATTGGCGAGATAAAACATTACCATTTGCTGAAAAGGGATTGAAAAGGGTGAAATACAAGCAAAGACGAATGAACCATAATAAATATGATGAATGGATTTATTCAGCACCAACACGAGAAGAGCTTATGTGTTGGGTAAATTCGCTATAACACCCGATAAACACCATAAACTAATTTAAAACCAAAGAGAGATAATCTTAATGAAACACAAACCGAGATATAGTGTATCCGAGTATCCAGAAACATATGAAATCAACGAAATCACCAAGCAAGACCACTTTTACCTACACTTTGGATTCTACGATGACCGAAAGGTCTGGGGAGCAAGAAGTGAGTCAAGACTCGCCAAGTATCACCAACAAGAAATTGACACCTCCTTATTATCACGGAAAGTATAAAGGCATTGAAGCCTTTGATGTGTGTATGGACTTTGCAAGAGATTCGTATAACATTGGTGTAGCTATCGCCTACCTACTTAGAGCAGGTAAGAAACCTAACAACCCTAAAGCTCAAGACTTGCGTAAAGCAATACATCACTTAGAAATAGAATTGCAGTATGAAGAAACTTTTAACCCTACACCTCAAACTACCGAAGACCGTAAGTCTTAATACGCTATACGCAGGTAAGCATTGGACATTTAGAAAAAAGAAGAAAGATGAGTATAAAAAAATCATTGAAAAAGAATTGGCTCGTTACGACCACCATATTGCAAAGGGTATGTCTATCTTTATTAGGTACAATGCTCGTACCGATGTGGACAACAATGTACTTGTTTCAAAATTCGTTGCTGATACTCTCGTTGCTAACGAATGGATTGCTGATGACTCTCCTAAACATTATAACAAGCTCACTATCGTTTTTGACTCTACGGTTGAAAAGAATTATTGTGAAGTTGAAGTTAGACTAAGAGATGCATTTGCACGAGATTAATCAATTAGACTTGTTCTCAGGTATCGGAGGTTTTCATCTTGGCTTTGAGCGAGCAGGGTATAAAGTCAATAGCTACTTCAGCGAGATAGACAAACACGCAGTAGCAGTATATAAGAACCAATTTAAAGATAGCACCTATGTCGGATCAGTTACAGATGTTCGGGGAGAAGACCTCCCAAGAATTGACCTCATCACTTTCGGAAGTCCTTGCCAAGATTTCTCATTGGCTGGAAAACGAAAAGGGATGGAAGGAGAAAGAAGTTCTCTTATCACGGAAGCAATTAGACTCATTCACGAGTGCAGACCTCGTGTATTTATCTGGGAAAATGTTAAAGGAACATTCTCCTCAAACAATGGCGCAGACTTTTGGGCAATTATCCAAGCCTTTGCCAACATTGGGGGTTATAGATGTGAATGGCAATTGTGTAACACAAGTTGGTTTTTACCGCAAAACAGGGAGCGAATATACCTTGTCGGATATCTTGCAGAAACCAGAGGAGATTGGCGAGGAGTTTTTCCTATCGGAGAGAACGGTAGAAAGATTGACAACGGAATTGCAAGGGGAAACCAATCCGCTCAAACCCTCACGGCAAGATACTTCGCATCAACGGCACAAGGCTCGTACATTGGTGAGCGTAACGAAATTCAAGAAATAAAAGTAAAAAGCGCAACCTCTAAAGAAGCAGTAATAGAGCCTAAAATAATAGGATATACAAGAAAAATGCATAATAATAAGGTTGAGGTTGTGAAGCGACACCTAAAAGATGAGGCAGGTACTATACACTCCTCAAGTGGTGGTGGTGGTAATACTGACCAATTTGTACAAGACTACCGCATAAGAAGACTAACCCCTATAGAATGCGAGAGGCTACAAGGCTTTCCCGATAACCATACCGAGTACGGTAATTATGATGGGGAAGTAAAGAAGATGAGCAACACCCAACGCTATAAGCAATGTGGTAACGCAGTCACCGTAGATGTGGTACAAGCGATTGCAAATAAACTGCATCCCTTGTTTAAGTAACAAACATTTTTATTAACTTTGAACTATTAACTAAATTAAATAGATATGACTAAAGCATCAGTCGTTAAGGACATCAAGTCCGCAGGTCAGCCCTACGAAGGGCAGTACGGAACTCTATATGGGTTCTATGTAACATTTGAGAACGGAGA